CCTCTACTATTCTTACTGCACCAGTAGTGGTACTGGTTGAATTATAATTGAAATAAATTGTGTTTCCTAAACCCCTTGGGACAGTTAAAAATGTTAATGTGTTCTTTGGTAATATCATATCATTACTAGCATTAACATTTGTTTCAGTAGTTGTAAAATTAAAATGTATCTCTACTGCTGAATGAACTCCAATAGTCCCTGAGTTACTTGCTAATAATTTGTGAGTTGTATTGTTAACATCTGCTGAACTTCCTGCTGTTCCTGCGGTGGCTACAGTCCAAGTACCTCCAACAGTTGTATTTAATGATTCTTGTACAGAATAAGTGTGTAGGTCTGCCATTTTTCCTTCCTCTCTAAGCTAATGACAAAGCATGAATGAGATCGTACTTTGTATGTTATTTCTTTTTCTTTATTACTTTCTTTACAGCTTTCTTTACAGAAGCCTTTTTACTGGGTTTTTTATAGGGGCTGTGGTCACTTTCTGACATTACCCTTACATAACCTTGACTTTCTAATAATTCAAGTTTCTCAGGGTGTTTTTCTAAAACTTCATTTTCAAGCCTTTCCATCTTCCCTGTTCTTTGTAATAACCAATATTGCATATTTTATCCTTAAAAATGAGGGTGAGAAAACCCCACCCTCATCTTGACCAAGTAGAATTAATCTACGTTTCTGATTTTGATACCTTTCTTGTTGTCGGTGTCATCTATTCTTTTTACTCCGTATAACAAATCGGCAACGACCTTTGTGCCAAGACTGTCAATGGAATATTCTGATTGAACTCTGACCTCTTGCTGTGCTGCAAATGCACAAGCTGTTTTATGAAAGATAACTCCTGAAATGGTGTTTGAATTACCACCACTTGATACAGTATTAGACATATAAACATCCATACCATAAAGTGATCCAACCATTCCAGACCTTAATCCTCTATTGCCTTCACCTACTGCATCATTCCTTATAAAGAATTGTGCAATACCAGCCGAAGGATTTAGAATGTCTGCAAACAACTTAGGATTCACAACCATAGCCACATCACCATCCATGTAAGGAATACCAGCATCACCAAGTGTTGCTAATGCTTCCTCAAACTTTGCGGCTGTCAATGTGTCATCAGCAGATAGGTTTAAACTAAGCTCTAAATTAGACAACTCAGAATAAATATCTGAATCAACTTGCCTAGCTAGTGCCTCACCCATCATTCTAGAGTAGCGTTCTACCATGTCAGCGTTGCTCTGAATTTCAAGCACATCTTCAAATAATTTAGCGATATATTTGTGCTTATTAACAGTTAGCTGTGTTTCTGTTGTTGCAGTTGCATCATATTCTACATCATTACCAGCAGACTTATCCGATGCACTTACTAAACTAATTTCAGGTATATGCAACACATCACCGAATCCAGCACCAGAAAAGACTGCTGAATAATCATCAATTAAACCCCTGAAAACTGTACTGCGATCGAAGTATTTGTAAATCCCTTCGCCCCAAATCTCAGGAATAAAAGCATCTAAACCTGAACTTGAATCATTATAACCACCTGATAAAAAATTACCGGCATTTGAATTAAAAGCCATTTATAACTCCTAAATTTTATTTTTTATAATTTGAAACGATAGACGACCAGTTCTTTTTAATATCATCCTTACTCATTTTAGTCCAATCACTTGGTATCTCATTAAGGTTTCTAGTTTTAGAAACTACATGATTTGGATTTTGAGGTTGAACAGAACTAGCCTTCGATACATATTTTTCTAATAAATTCAGAGGAGAGTTTTCCCACTCTGCTTTTTCATCGTCAGGAACTTTTTGTAAAAGCTGATCTCGCTTTTGTGCTTCATAAGAAATCCACTTGTTTGCAAGTTGTTTATTTGATTCATTTTCAGCAGAAACCTTTTCATAAAGAACTTTAAATTCTTCTTTCTCTTTTAATTTTTCTGTTTCAAATGAATTTATTTTTGCTTCTAATTCAGCGACACGAGCTTCAGCTGCCTGACTACGCTTACGATACTTTTTGCTTTCTGCAATTACAGAAGCATCAGCGTTATTTACTTCTGTATTCTGTGCATCTGTATTCCCTACTGGTGCATTAGATGCTTGAGTTTCTTCGGACATCTGTCCTCCTATATATTGTGTTTGAGAATGTGCGTATATACAATATCTTGTAGATTACACACATTATATATTAAATTAAAGTAGTGGACTTGCACAAGATTATTCGTGGATAAACAAAAAGAGTTTAAAAAGAAGTTATTTGAACAGATTAACTATGTACCTCATAGTGGTCAGATCAAATTACATTTTCCTGATAAACAGCATCGCTTTACGGTTGCAGTTTGTGGTAGAAGATTTGGTAAATCATTATCTTCTGCGATGGAAGCAATTTACACGATCACGCAACCCAATAAAAGAATATGGGTTGTCGCACCGACTTATGAACTTTCTAATAAAGTATTTAGAGAGGTTTATAAGAAGTTAGTGATTGAGATGGGATGGAAACCTAAAAGGTTTAGTGAAAGGGATCAATTTTTAGAATTTGATTGGGGTAGCTCGATACAAGGTAAATCGGCTAATAACCCCTCTACTTTGCTCGGAGAAAGTAATTCATTGGTAATCTTGGATGAAGCAGCATACATAGATAAACGAGTTTGGGAACAATATTTACGACCTACTTTATCAGACCAAAAGGACAGTCGTGCTATTTTTATTACAACACCATCAGGATTTAATTGGGTACACGAATTATATCAAAGAGATGATCCTGAGTGGTATTCCTTCAACTCACCATCTTGGGATAATCATCATGCGTTTCCTGATGGTTATCAAGATAAAGATTTGCAAGAGATACGCAGAAATTTATCGCCACAGATTTTTCAACAGGAGTATGGTGCTTCATTCACTTCAATGGGAGGTATAGTTTACGAATCGTTCCGTAGAGATACTCATGTAGGAGATTTCCCACATGATCCAAGAAAGCCAACTTTCTGTAGTATGGATTTTGGTTACAGACAACCAGCAGTTTTATGGTTTCAAACTTGGATAGATACAGACGGTTTAGAACATATTAATGTAATTGATGAAATAGTACATGAGCGTAATATTAAGACCGAAACATTAGCAAGGAGAATATTACAAAAACCGTATCATGTTGCTCGTTATTACGCTGATCCTGCTGGAGGACAAGTTCAAAGTCAAACAGGAATGAGTGATATAGCACAGATGAGAAATTTCGGTATATTTTGCCGATACCCACGAGATAAAGTATCTCGTTCTATTGCCACAGGAATAGACCATGTTAGATCGTTTTTTGAAAATGCCGATGGAATACATAGAATCCATATAGATAAGAAGTGTAAAGGATTGATAGAGGATTTAGAAGCCTATCGGTACGAATTAGATAAAGATAATAGACCTTTGAAAGAAAATCCATTGAAAGATGGTCGTAGTGACCACAGCATGGACTCAATGAGGCTTTTCTTTGTAACGCATTATCCAATTAAAAATATGCAAATGAAAGTGGTAAGTAGATGATATACTCAATGGCAAAGGAATTGATTAACGAATCAATCCAAGATCAAAAGTTAGATATACATAGAAGAAGGCAAAAGCACATCAATAAGATGCTTGACTACTATGAAGGTGAAAATATGGAAGGTTACATAGCTAACCGTTTCAAGATTGATGCTTTCAGAGAAGTTCCACCTTTATTTATTAACTTTACACATCGTTTTATAAACAAGATGGCAAGAATATATCGTACTGGTGCAGTTCGTAATGTAAACGATCAATATACTGCATTGACACGATTTAAAAATGTAAAGTTAAAACATATTGAGCGTATTGCTAAACTGTTAGGCACAGTAGCTTGTAGAATTACTTTTAATCCAGTAAAGCAACAATTAGATTATCATCCTATTTACTTTTATCATCCGTTTATGTCTGATGACGATCCATTAAACCCAATAGCAATCGCTTATCCAATAGATAATTTAGTTGATGACATCTCATACGAGCAAGAGCAGACATATATGTATCTTGATGATACCTTGATGATTAAATACGACAGTAGTGGTAAGATACTAGATGAAGTCGAACACAATTACGGTATAATTCCAGTATCATTTATCCATAGAGAACCACAGATTGATTCACACTTTGTTGCAGGGGCATCCGATATAGTACAAGCAAATGAAGCAGTAAACATTCTGTTCACAGAACTTTGTATCGGTGGTCGATTTCAAGCATTTGGTCAGCCAGTAGTTACAGGAGTTTACGCAGATTCTAATGTAGTAAGAGCTGGTACAGACGAAACCTTGATATTACCTGAAGGTGCGAACTTTGATATTGTTTCTCCAAAAGGGGATATGAGAGGATTGATAGAAATAATCAAGACAATAATGGAAACAAGTGCTGCAAATAATCATCTACACATTGACTTTAATCGATCAGGTGGAGAAGTTCCAAGTGGTATAGCTCTTGTTATACGTGATTTGGAGCGTAAAGAGGATTATGAAGATTACGTTGATCTATGGGAAATGTATGAACACGAAATCTACCAAGTAGAGAAAGCAATATTAAGTGCGAATAATATCACACTTCCTGATGATCTAGGATTAGATTTTTCTGAACCGGAGTATCCAAAGTCGGCACAAGATGAAATTATGTTCAATCAATTTATGTTAGACAACAATCTTATAAGTCATACAAAATTATTACAACATTACAACAACGATTTAACAGACGAACAAGCAAAGCAAATCATTGACGAGAATGTTATTGCAAATAACGAAATGAAAAGGAGAATGAGTGAGCAAGGGCAATCGGTTATTCAAAGACTTCGTAACAGAACAGAAACAACTTAATGAGTTTGAAATCAGAGATTTGGATTCGACCATTGACGAAATACTCGAAAATCCTGAAAGATTCGGACAAGACTTTGTCGAAAACAATCTTAGCCGTAGTTTCGAAAGAATACTTAAAGCGAAGAAACTTGGTATGGACTTTGCCAAAAGGAATCTACAAATCAAATGAAGATTGAGTTTGACATAACATACGATGCTGGTAAGCTACAAAAAGCGATGCCTAAGATGATTCGTGAATATATGAATGGAGCATTGAGTTCTTTATTTAAAGGCTCTAAAGATGCTTTAAAAAGTGGAAAGTTTATAGAAATCAGCGACTTTACTAAGTTTGTAAGAGAAGAAGGTTTATCAGGTCATTTTGGACAAAGAAAATCATCAACAAAACCATTAAGACATTCAGGACAATTATTTCGTTCACTTAAGATGAGTAAAAGAAATAAAGAGTTGGAGTTCAATAAGTATGGAATGTTTCATCTAGGAATGAAAGAGGGTGAAACTATTGATTTAGACCTTGATGAATTTGTTAAAAGGACTG